AGTAGGCTGTTGTGTTTCCATTTAAAGTTGCAGAACTTGTGTAGAGAGCAAGATTGATAGTGTCATTATCAATATCATGATCCCCTTGAAGCAACTGCTGTTTAAAGGAAGCACAGACTGCTTGATTTATTGCCATTTTTAACTACCTCCTGGGTCTACTGATCTTAAGGGGAGTCGTAATACACCATCTGCATACTCATCCCTACGTTTACGTCCCATCTGCTCTTGTGCATAAAGCTGAAGAGCTTGTTGAAACTTCTGTTCGTATAATTGCATATCTTGTGTATTTTTCAAGTATGAAAAAGTTTCAGATAGCGTTCCGTATAAAAGAACCTCGGGTGCGTTGTTAGATAAAAATGTAGTGGTGGTTGTTGAACCAGAACCATTACCAATTCTTTGTGGAGTTTCGTCATACCACATTTCCGCAGTGTAAGCTAAATTAGGAGTAGGAGCCACGATCAATGTCGTTGCATCCCAGTTACCCCAATATTTTGGTTTACCTGTAAAAGTGGTATCGGTGGTAGATCTTTCTACAGAATATTCATCCATGAAAGTAGCATCTTTTTGTTGTAGCCAAGTTCTTGTGCCATCAGTTTCTACAAGTTGTAATCCCCTTGCAAAACGAAAACCACCCTCGGGACCACTGACATCTAAAAAAGCATTATTAGCTTCAAAAGTTGTAGTGGCATATCTTCTCTGATCATCGGAATCAACTTCTCTTGCTACTTTGTTTTCTACGTTTGTAATAAAAACATTAATAACTGTATTTGTTAAAACATCAGATGTAACTTCTGTATAGTTTCTTACATTATCTAAAAGTTCAGAATAATTCATGATATCACCACTGTCACTGTACCAACTGCTGAGGACATTATCAAGTCATCTCTAATTGGAGCAGGTTGCATACCAACACTTTCAAATGGTGTGCTATTAGGAAAACCAACATCAACTATAATTGGTTCTACTCGATCAGGTCTAGGGTTTCTTAGTGCTTCAGGATCGGGTCTTGAATATGGTGGTTCTAATTGTGGGTGCTTAGGTTCGTAACATTCTGGACAAACCAATAAACCGTTCCACTCTTTTTTTAATTCTAAATAAGGATATTGGTAGCCACAACGATCACAAATAGCTTGTGATTTTACGCCAACTGCAAAAGACATTAACTACCCCCAGGAAAATAATTTTGAGGAACAAGATGAACAGAGGTTCTTTGTCCGTCCTCTGTAAGTGCTCTTTGTAACTCATCTTCGTAATACATTTTCATTTCTTGCACTCTTCCCGGATTATGTTTTTGTGCTAAGTAAAATGATAAACCAGAAACCATGCAAGGCAAAAATCTATAAGGTGCATCTGGAGTAGCTGTATATTTCCCTGCATCCTCTATTCTTGCAACATAATAATAATTAATTTGAGTGTCAGTTGTATTAGGAGTTAAATATAAATTAATTTCAACATTAGATAAATTTCTTCTGACATAATATTGAGTTGGTGTGCCTTGTGAAGATTTGTTTGGTATCGCTTGATACTGAGATCTTGAAACTTTTGTCATGGTGGTATCGGTATCACCATTTCTAAAAACTGCTTCTAACACATCACTTGTGTTTGCAGGCGCAGTATATGTTGTAGTTCCTGCAGTTAAATTTTGAGTATGATTGGTAACTTTCCAGAGGTGAACTCCTCTGTTGCCCCACTCAGATAACAACAGATTTAAACTTCTTCTAGCTGACTTTAAATCATATCCAGTTCTGACTTGCCTTCCAATTCTCTCAAAAGACTCCTCAACAACTTCGTCAATGTTTAAGTTAAAATCTGTTGTACCTGATGTAGCCATTTCAAATTACTTCTTCTTCATCATTCCGCCACCACGCTTCTTCATGATAGCCATTCCACCGCCACGCTTCTTCATGACTTGTTTTTTCTTCTTCATCATGCCTCCGCCTCGTTTTTTGATTACTTGCTTTTTTTTCATCATGGTAATTACCTCTTCTTATTTAATTGTTCGTACGTACGTTGCCTCTCAGCTACTACCTCTTCGTAGTAGTCTTTAGGCCATTTCTCATAATAGCCTATCTTATGCAGTTTGCAACTTGCTTCATACAACTGTTTAAACTTTTGTATTAGCATCATAGAATACTCTAAATCTCCATGAGTAACAGGTTCATCAGTAGGGTCACATAAAAACTCTTGTTCTTTTGGATCAGCGGGAGTTTCTGGATGAAAGCCCATAAAATATACATCTCGCCGATTATATGTTTTATTGTAGAAATCTATTTTTTCTTGAAATTGTTCTGGGCTATACTGTTCAAAAAAAGGATCACAATAGATAATTATATCGTGTTGTTTTTTGTTCCAAGATTTAATAACTGAAGTTAATTGTTTCTCGTATTTAGATTTATCCATACGAACTTCAATTCGTACTTTATTATCTTTTCTCCACTTAGCTGCAAAAGGACACGCAGGGAAACCTATGTGCTTATTCATTGGTTCTAAGACAGTCTTAGACCAATTAATTACATCAAGCTTTATTTTTTCTGCTTGTTTTCTTCTTGGCAAATGTTGCTGCTCTCGATGGTGTAGGACCTGTATTTGCTTTAGCTTGTTTTCTTCTCACGGCTCCTGCACGTTGACCTTTAGACATTCTTCTTGCTTTTGCTATGGGGACACACTTTGGATACTTTGCTCTTTTCTCTCCACCACTACGACCACATTTGGGAAAGGAGCCATCTTTTCTTGGGTTAGCTATATCTACCCAATTTTCTTTAACCCAAGCTCTTAATCCTTTTTTAGCCATTAAAACTTCTTAGTAACTTTTCTTCTATTTTTCATAACACCGCCACAACCTTTTGCGATGCCACCTTGTTTAAAACTAGAAACCTTTTTTCTTTCTTGTGACATTTGATTAATCATACCACCATCTGCTTTTTTATTTTTCTTACCGCCTGGAGTAATCTTTCCAGAGCAAACAGCACTCGCATACATATTTGCATATGCGCTAGGATAGACTTTGAATTTACGCTTTGCGGCGGCTTTTCCTCTTGGACACAGTTTTCCCATTTTTCTTTTTACTCCTTACTCCCGGTTTCGTTATCTGTTGTCTCATCTGAGCTCGACTGATCGTCATGCACGCACCTCGGACACTCGCACATACAAGATGTGTTTAAACCACAATGACAGGAGCATCCACAGATTTGACATTGTTTCATTAATACTCCACTGTTTTAATTAGGAACTCTTCAATCCACATTATTTTGTCATCCATTTGAAGAATTCTTTCTTTTATAATAGCTATGTCTTGTTGCATTTTTGCAACACTGTCAGCTTTCTTTTCGACTGCATTGAGTCTCTCTGACCACATACCCCATGTCATGGCTATTGTGCCAAATAACACTAGGTAAGGTAAAACTGTTTTAATATCTATTTTCATTTTGTTGCACTCATTCCACTTAAAGGGTTATTTAACGCTTTGTCAACGCTTAATTCAAGGTTTTCTTCTATCAGTTTGATCTCATCAAATATCTCTCTAGTATCTTCTTTTTGTCTATCTTCTACGTCATTCACAATTTCGGTGACGTGACGCACGTCTTGCTCCATATTGCGAAGATCCGCTTTAAGGTCATCTTTAAGTTCTCTACTGACATTTGATATTAGGTTTATTTCCTCTAAAACTATATCAAGCTCACTCTTCAAGCCCTCAACCTTTTGTAAAACAATCTCCATTTGTGCGTTTGTGCTACTCTCTACAAGTGCAATTTTCTTATCAAAACCAGAAAGGTCAGGGGCCGTATAGGCCTCAATCTGAGCAGACATGTCTTGAAATTTTTTCCAAAACTCAAAGCCACCGTATAATGCTCCGACAGCACTACTCAATGCGAGTAATACTGCAAACATCTTTCCTCCTTTAAAGGATATACCGCCTACCGAGACTTCTGCCACTGTGAGTTCACCATATCATTCATTGTTTCATTTTGAGCCATGTCAAACAGCATACCATACTGATCATCTATTGTCTTGTTTAAATACTCTGTAACATTTGTATCTTGTATGAATGACTGACTATCAAAAAAGGTTTTCGTATTACCAAGTATCTGCATAACAATTAAAGTTTTAGTTTGAGCAGCGTCATCATATCTTGCTTTGTCATCAATTTTTTTTACAATTTTGGTGGCAGCTTTTTCCTTCTTTGATACCTTAGGTTCTGATGGCTTCTCTTCTTCTACCGTTTCTTCTGAATCTTCTTCTTTTTGTGTTGTTTGCGGTTGTTCTTGTTCTGATTCCTGTGATTCTTCTTGAGGTTCTTCGGTAATCTCTTCTTCAGGTTCAGCTTCAACAACTAAGACTTCTTCCATTTCCATTTCTAGTTCCATCTCTACCTCTGTTTCAACCTCGACAATTTCAGGCTCGGGATCAGGTAAATTAATTTCAATCTCAGCTATTTCTAATTCGACACTTGCAAAAGAAACTTCTTCAACCTCAGGTTCAATAGGCGTAAAAGATATTTTGCCATCCTCCATACTAATA